AGATTTATTATATTTTAAGACACCATTAATTGAAAATGGAAGATACATATTTAAACCAAATATTGTTACGTATGCAGTAGAAGTTGATTCTGAATTGGGAGGGAAGATTGCTCAAAGCAAAGCTGCGGTTGTTGTACATAGAGAAGTAGATAGTTTTGGAAATGAAAGTGCAATAACAAATTATAATATTTTCCAAGGTAAACAATTATTAGTAATACCACCAATATCTGTACATAATCCTCCAGATGTAAATGAACAAAAATTAAAAGACATTATATTGTATATTAATAAACATGCTAGAAATATAGATGAATTTTTAAATCCGTCTAAATTAGCTGGAATGAAAATGACTAATTTTCCAGATATTTTATATAAATATTTAAATAGTAAAGTCGATACTGGATTGGTAAATATTGGAGATGATTTTTTAAATTGGATTGACCAAAGTAATCTTACAGGAGCCATGAAGAAGAAGATTACCGATTATGTTAATAGTAATAGAGATGGATTTGATTCATTATGGAAAGTTGTAGTAGAAATAATGTCGGTAAAAGAAGAAATAATCAATCAAATAGACAATCAAGATACTGAAATTAAATCATATATAGGCAATGAACCTGGAGGTGAAGGTTATGTATTCTCACATCCAGAAGGTGATATTAAGTATGTTTCCCGTTCCAAATTTAGTGCAGCAAATAGAGCAGCTCACAAACAACCAATTGAAGAAGGTGGATGGTTAAAACCAGAATTAACTTCAAAAACTATTTTGACACCAGATACAATTGAAAAAGCTACTGATAAATTTAAAAGTTTCTTGGATGATTTGAATATTTTTTTAAGTGACAAATCTCTTCCACCAATTAAAGATTATCAAGTATTAGGTTCGGCTGGTTATTATAAAAAAGACAAAGAAGATAAAAAACAAGTAACTTACGGTGATATTGATGTAATGGTAGTAGTACCAATTGAAAGTGCTGAAGAAAGTAGTGATAAGAAAAAAGAATACATTCAAAATGTAATTGAGTTTATTGAAAAGAGTGGTCAAAATTATATTGATATTGAAAGTGCTAAAAGATCCGATGGTAAACAAATAGTAATTAAAATTGATGAAGACAATTGGGTACAATTAGATTTATTATATACTACAAAAATATATAAAGATTGGTTTGCATCTAGATTTACACCTGAAAGAGGTATAAAAGGATTTACAATGGGTGGAATGTATTCTGCATTAGCAGAAGTATTAAATATTAGAATTGGTGACACTGGAGTTAGAGCTAAATTTAAAGATGGTAAGATAGTATCTCCAATGTTAAGAAAAGATGTAGTTGATAAATTAATTTCAACTAATCCAACTACATTTTTGAGAGATTTAGCAGACTTTTTAGCTGAATTATTTGGTAAAAAAATAACAAATGTTGACCCAAATTTATCTGCACATAGTGGTGTAAATCCACACGATGTAAAATTAAAAGATTTAACTACTGGTGTACTTGGATTTGCAAAAACACTTGATAAAAATGGAATCTTGACAGATTTAGGTTTTGATTATCAATCATTTATCACTGCAATTAAAAATAAATATGCAGAAAAGATGATTGAACAGTATGCGAAAAAAGAAAAGAAAGCAACTACACCAGAAACTCAAGCGTCAATAGATAAAATTAAAAAGCATGCAGATTTAGGAAATAAGATTGTTAATGATATCTTAAAAGAATTATTAATAACGGAAGGTGGAAACGCAGTTGCTGCTAATAGTGATTTACCAAAAGAATATTTAGATTCTACTGTTAAAAACGGATTGAAGATTTGGAATCTTGATAAGTTAAAATATGAAATTGTTGGTAATAAATCCAAACCAGTATTAGGAGACATTGATATTGCTGTATCTATAAATCAATTAAATGAATTATTAGGTGCAAATTATGATTATGATAAAAAAGGATTTTATGATAAATTACAAATTTATGTAGAATCAAATAAACCAAATGTACCTACACCATCTTTTAAAATAAATACTGGATTAGACCAATTACATTTAAATGTTCCTATAGTCGATGACAATAACAATCCATCAAGGTCAACTGAAATTCCAAATGAAGATGGTTATGTTCAAATTGATTTAATGATAGGAGATTTAAACTTTATGGTTAAATCTTTATCTGGAGCACCAGATTCTAAATATAAAGCTGCTTTAAGAAATATTCTATTGATGAATATTATGTCTCATAGTTATGAACCAACCGATGATCCAAATAAACAAAAAAGATATCAATTTAATTGGAAAAAAGGTCTTCAAAGTGCAGATGTTATAACAAATGCAAAAGGTAAACAAGAAAAACAAAATATAAAAACTGTTTATACTGACATGGATGATGTTGCTAAATTTTTATTTGGCGATAATGTAACATTTAATGATATTAACACTTTGGAAAAACTAATTAAATTAGTAAAGGGCAACACTTTTCGTTATAAAAACAAAAGAACTGAGATCTTGAATGATTTCAAAAAAGAATTGGAAAGATTAAAAGTAAAGTTATGAAAAGAGCATCAGGAAAAAGTAATCTCGACATAGTAAAAGATTATGTCGAGGGAAATCGTCCATTCGTACAAGTTGGATATGACCCAAACTTAAATAATAATAAAAGAAAAGAAGGTGAAGAATGGGAAGATGGACAAGGTAATAAGTGGATATGGAAAAATGGAAGTAAAAGAAAAGTATCTAAATTAGCAAATATAAAAATTGAACAAAGATGTAGTATTTGCAATGCAGATATGAAATTTGGAAATTATCTTGATGATAGATTTTACCCAAAGACAGGTAAATGTTATGATTGTAGCATTTCGTTTGATAGTAAATTAAAAACTCTTGGTGTTTATGCTGATTATGAAAGATATAAAATTTATAATAATATGCTTTCTGAAATGAATGATTTCAAAAAAAATATTATAGAAAGCATTGATTATTTAGAAAAAAATACTGACCAAAAATTACAATTTTTTAATGATGATGGAAGTCAAGAATTTTGGACTGATGATACAGATAAAGTACAAAAAGTATTGTCTGATTTGAAAAAAGATTTACAAGATGTTGAAGATAACATTAAAAAAGCGAATGAAGAATTAGTTAAAATTAACTATAATCCTGAAATTGAAAAGAAAGCCAAACAAATGGTTTTGGAAAAATTGAATAAATGAGTACACAAAAAACTCTAAAAGAAGTAATTAAAGAGGAATACAAGAAATGTCTTGTAGATCCAATTTATTTCATGAAGAAGTATGTTAAAATTCAACATCCTATTCGTGGAACAGTTAATTTTGATTTGTATCCGTTTCAAGAAAATGCACTAACCGATTTGGTTAATTTTGATTTCAATATTATTTTAAAGTCAAGACAGATGGGCATTAGTACATTGACTGCAGCATATAGTTTGTGGTTAATGGTATTTCATAAAGATAAAAACATTCTTTGTATTAGTATTAACCAAGAAACTTCCAAAGAAATTGTTACCCGTGTAAGATTTGCAAATGATAATCTTCCTTCATGGTTAAAAGTAAAAGAACAAGAAGATAATAGATTAAGTTTAAGACTAACAAATGGTTCTCAAATTAAAGCAGTTTCTTCTGCTGGAACTTCTGGTCGTTCTTCGGCATTGTCATTACTGATTATTGACGAAGCTGCATTTATTGATAATATCGAAGAAATCTGGTTGTCTGCTCAATATACATTAAGTACTGGTGGTAAAGCTATTATATTAAGTACCCCAAACGGTGTAGGTAATTTCTTCCATCAAACTTGGGTAAAAGCAGAAGCTAAGGAAAATAAATTTAATACAATCAAACTTCCATGGTATTTACATCCCGAAAGAGACCAAACTTGGAGAGACAAACAAACAGAATTATCTGGTGTAAAAGGTGCTGCTCAAGAATGTGATTGTGATTTTGCTACAACTGGTAATGGTATAGTTGACGTAGCTACTATTGATTTTTATAAACAAAGTAAAGTAAAAGATCCAGTGGAAATGAGAGGATTGGATCATGGTTATTGGATTTGGGAATATCCAGACTATAGTAGAAATTATATAGTTAGTGCGGATGTTGCTAGAGGTGATGGAGCAGATTATAGTGCGTTTCAAGTACTTGATGTAGAATCATTAACTCAAGTTGCAGAATATAAAGGTCAAATAGGAACTAAAGATTATGGCAATATGTTAGTAAGTGTTGCTACTGAATATAATAATGCGTTGCTTATTGTTGAAAATGCGAATATAGGATGGGCAGTATTACAACAAATAATAGATAGACAATATCCAAATACATTTTATAGTAGTGCAGATTTACAATATGTAGATGTTGAAAGACAATTAACAAATAAAATAAATAGGGATGAAAAGAAGATGGTTCCTGGTTTTACTAACAGTCAAAAAACCAGACCTTTATTAATTTCTAAATTAGAAAGTTATTTTAGAGAAAAATCAGTAGAAGTAAGGTCAATAAGATTTTTAGATGAACTTTCCGTATTTATTTGGGACGGTAATAAAGTAGCTGCAATGAAAGGTTATAATGATGATTTAGTGATGGCTATGAGTATTGGATTATGGGTAAGAGATACTGCGTTAAAATTAAGACAACAAAGTATGGATTTAAATAGGTCAATGTTAGGTGGTATTACACGAATTGGAGGAACACAAACTGTGTATAAATCACAAACTATGAATAGTCAAGAATCATGGCAAATGACAGTAGGGAAAATAACCGATAAAAAAGAAAACTTAACTTGGTTATTGTAATATATTTATAAATATAAAATTATGGCAAACGAAGAATTTCAAATATTAAAACAAAGATCTTTATTTTCAAAATTAAAGAGACTTTTTTCCACTGATGCGGTAATTCGTAATGTTGGTGGTAAGAAACTTAAGGTAGTAGATACAGACGAAGTGATGTATGCTACTGACCGTAATACACTTAGAGATCGTTTTAATAGAATTAGAACATCATCATATAATCAATATAGTAGAGATTTTACTCTAAGTTATCAAGCATCTCGTATTGAATTATTTCGTGATTATGATACCATGGATATGGATCCAATTATTGCCTCTGCATTAGACATTTACGCAGATGAATGTGTAACTAAAAATGAATTGGGGGAAATTTTAGTAATTCATTCAAGTAATGATAATATAAAACAAATTCTTTATAATTTGTTTTATGATATTCTTAATATTGAATTTAATATGTGGAGTTGGACCAGAAATCTTTATGGTGATTTCTATTTAAAAATGTATATTAGTCCAGAATACGGTGTCTACATGGTAGAACCTATTAGTGCGTATAATGTAACCCGTGTAGAAAATAGTGATTTAACAAATAAGAATTATGTTAAGTTTCAAATCAATTTACCAGAAGGTGGTAGATTAGAAGAATTGGAAAATTATCAAGTTGCTCATTTCAGAATGTTAAGTGATAGTAACTTTTTACCTTATGGTAAAAGTATAATTGAAGGTGGCAGAAGAGTATGGAAGCAATTATCATTGATGGAAGACGCAATGTTAATTCACCGTGTAATGCGTGCTCCAGAAAAGAGAATATTCAAAGTTGATGTAGGCAATATTCCACCTTCAGAAGTAGACCAATATATGCAAAGATTGATGGATAAGATGAAGAAGGTTCCATATATTGATGAAAAAACAGGCGATTATAATCTTCGTTTTAATCTTCAAAATATGGTTGAAGAT